TAAGAAATCCCAATCAAGACAACGAATAATGTGCCTACAATTGGGTTTTTTGCGAAATCCTTGAACGAAATTGGGAGAGGATTTACTCCGATTTTTTTGCTTGTTGCCATCAATATATCTTTTTAAAGTAGCCAACATTTATCTGTTTGTCATAAGATAACATAAACATCCCCTTTTTAGTGCTATAAATAGCCCCTAAACCGATTTTGTCCTTGCCTCCGATAACACCTAAATAAAGGTTGTTTCTACTCTCAAAGATATAATTATTTTTAATGATGGTTTTCTCGTGTAATAATGCCTCAAATCCTCTTGATAGGATCTTATTTTGGGCAATTGTGTCGTTGATGATAAAACGGCTTGAGTCCTTGAAAATAGTGTCTGAATAAGCCTTTATTTGAGAATAATCCTTAACGATGAATTGAGTGTCGTGGATCTCATCAACTAAATATGTAGTGTCTAAAACTTTATAAGGGATATCTTTCCCTTTTTTATACACTTTTAGCGTGTCGTAATTGTAAATTGTGTCAATCTCTGTTCGAGTCTCAATACTGGATATAGGGCGGCTGAAAATCAACCACCCCATAATCACAAGTAAAACTGCTATGAACAGATTTTTCATTATCCCTCAACTGGTTGCTCTTGCACTGGTTGTGCTTGTTGTTGGGATTGAATTGCTTTGGTTAAAATAGCCAATACTGGTTGTGCAACTTTAAAAGGTGCATCAAGCAAAATTGCCTCAATTTGTTGTAAGTCTTGTTGTGTTAATGTGATCATACGTTTTATTTTTTACAAATTTATGATTTATTCTCTAATGCTGATACTTTAGCCACAGTGAATTGTTGCTGCTATTAAATAACTGCCATCTTCGTAAGTTTCTATTTTTTGAGTAGATACCACTTTAGCTATTGTAGATGAACGCATAATATCATCTAATTGAACTTTTGCAGTTCCATCTCCATTGCTTTGTAATAAATCTCCCATTGAAACTACTTCATTTGAATTAACTCTAATATATCCAGCACCTAAAGCTGCTACATACATATCGTTAAAATCATCTGTATTATCCCATCCTAAAAATACTCCGTATACATTTTTAGATTCTAATGTATCGCTAATTTTAACTTTAGCAAGTCTGTCATTTGTTTCACCATCCCATTCGCACAATTCGTCAATAGCTTCTAAAATTGTACCTCTTAATATTTCTGGTGTAGAATTATCTTTTAATTGCGACCAGTGGCTACCCAAAAAAGAGTTATAAGAAACAACATCACCAGACCTTGATATTGAGCCTATTGTATTATTTCCATTATCAAAAAAACCTACTAAGCCTTGTGAAGTATCTTCAGCCTTTGCACCTAACGGATAAGGTTGATTCATATTTGCAGATGCAAATAAATAAGCATTAGGGCCAGAATCAGTCGTATGTACCATTACTTTACCCCCACTTGTAATGCGCATTCTTTCGGTATCATTAGATACAAATGTTACATCGTGATTAGATTGAGAACCAAATGTTACTCTACTTAAATTTCCTTCAGCATAAACTAATCCTCTTACTGAAGATGTTGAATTTGTTAAATATAAAATTGCACTACCAGTTGATGTTGCACCAGCTATATGTAAACTTGTATAACCGCTATAAGTTACCGGACTACTTGTACCAATTCCTACATTACCAGAGTTGTTAATTCTCATTTTCTCTGTTGCAGTTGCATCATAGTTTGCAGTACCAAAAATTAAATCTGAAGCAACAGTAATACCACTTGAAACTCCATTAGAAACAATAGAACGAACAAATGAAACAACTCTTGCACCAGCAGAAGAAGTATCATCTAAATATTGGTCTAAATAACCAATTTGGTCGCCACTATTCCAGTTCTTTTGTGATGAGTTTCTAATTGTAATTGTAGGAGATGTAGATGAAACATCTAATGTAGATATTGGACTTGTTGTTCCTATACCTACATTGCCACCGCTTGTCCAGTTTATAACTGGTGTCATTGATGTACCAGCAGAAGGAGTATATCCTAATCCATATATATCACCATTAGAAGCGCCAGTTGCAGACACAACCCCAATAACTCCATAATTATAGTTTGCACTATTTTGAACAAAGAAATTATTTGTAGTACCTGCAATATCAGTCCAAGACCTTACACCTATTTTAGAAGTTGTATAAGTATCTATTATAAAGTTACCAGTCGCGCCTCCAACACGCAAACTACTTGAGAATGTAGCTGCACCAGTAAAAGATAATTTTGGATTTGTCTTTTGGTTATCAAAATAGAAAGTATTATTAGTATTATCATAATAAATACCTGCTACTTGTGTACCATTATTTGCAAAGTAAAGCGAAGTGTACTGCTGACCACCATTATCTATTTTAAGAGTATTATTGTTACCACCTATAAATGTAGCCGTTGTACCAGTCAATGCACCAGTTAATGTACCACCAGTTAATGGCAGATAGTTTGCTAATGATGCAGTACTTGCCTTATTATTGAAAGTAGTCCAGTCTGCACTTGATAAGTAACCAGCTTGTGATCCACTTGCTTGTTGAATTGAAAATACACCAGTAGTGTTGTTATAAAGCAACGGACTGGTTGCACTTAAAGATGTTAAGTTAATACCACCTAAACCAGCTAAAGTGTAAGTTGGTACATTCAAAGCACCAGTTGTGCTATTGTAAGTCGATGCTCCGTTATTGCCAGTAGTCGTTAAACTAATTGCACCACGAGCACGAGCATCTGTATAGTATAAATTTGTCCCCTCTGAAATGTTGCTTGTTGTACCAGCTACATTTTTCCAAAGAGATGCAGTGCCATCATATTGTAAGATTTGACCACCAGTTGGACTTGTGATCAATACATCTGAACTCTCGCTCAACTCTTGTGTGTTTTGGATATTTACCTCAATAACACCTTGAGTTGGATGTGCTCTTACTACCACACCGATATAAACAATATGATCTGGACTTGTTGGCTTAGTTGATGTGTATGCACCAGCAGTGGTTGGGCTCAAATAAAGAGTTGTACCATCTGTAAATCCGTTGGTATTTAGATCCCCTAAGCTACCAGCAACAGTTACATAACCATTGTTCATATTAGTAATGTCCGCTCTTACCAAACCATAAGTTTGTGCAGAGTTTGCCTCACTATTTGCTTGTGCTTTTGTAACAGTTGGCAAATTTCCTTGACCTCCATTGATATAAACAACAGTACCTTTTGTTAAAGTTGCACCAGTTGAGTTGTAAACCTCAGTTACTAAATTACCAGCAGCATCAATTGATGTTGGAAATGTAACCAATGATCCATCTCCAGCCACATATTGTGCACCAGTACCAGCAAAACCAATGTTAATGTTTCCGCTTGTAGTTACTGGACTGCCAGTGATTGTTAATGCAGCAGATGACTCAGTGATGCCAACACTTGTAACAGTGCCAGTGTATTGATCATTGCTTGTTATTGTAAAATTTGGATATGTTCCGCTTATTGATGTTGTTCCAGCACCAGTTAAAGAAACAGTCTGATCTGGAGCACTATTTGTAATTACACCAGTTGATGAACTATAAGAAATGCCAGTACCAGCACTTAATGCTGCTCTTGCTCTTGTATCGGTATAATAAAGGTTTGTTCCCTCGCTTATGTTTGATGTAGTTAAAGAAACTGCACCAGTAAATCCGTTTACAGAAACAACTGCATCTGTGTTATCCACTTGTTGCCACGCAGTTCCATCAAAAATAGCCCAGTCGCCCACATTCCAATCAGTAATACCATCAAGGTTTGTTGTACCAGCTACGTTTACAATGTAATACCATCCAGTAGTACCAACCCCACTTGCTAAAGCTGGAGTATTAGTTGATGCATTCCAAGTTCCCTTGTATATTGATCCACCAATCAATCCATTGATTTGGTTTTGAACTTTACCAAATGCAGTTAAGATTGAGTCAGTTGCTTGGATTGTTCCACCAGTGATGTTTACACCAGTTAATACTTTACCAGTTACGGCACTATTTACTAAAGATGGATTTGCATAAGTGCCACTTAATTCGCCACCAGCAGTAATGCCATCAATTGTTGTTAAATATGTTGAGTTATCATAAGAGATAGTTGTGCCATTGATCTTTACAAAACCAGTTCCACTTAATGCATTTTGTTTGTCGTTAAATGTTGCCCAGTCAGTAGATGACAAATATCCATTTACAGAACTTGTTGCAGCTGGTATTGATACAGTTCCACTTGTATTTACTAAAGGGGAACTAAATGTCAATGCAGCTTGTTTTGCGTTAAATGCCGCCCAATCAGTGCTACTTAAATAACCATTTGTTGTTGCATTTGCTTGACTGATCGATACGTTTCCACTTGTTACAGAAATTGGGCTTGTGCCAGTGATGGCAGCTTGAGCCCTTGCAGTTGTGAAATATAAGTTTGTGCCCTCAGCTAAATCAGTTGTTGTTTTAGCAGCAAAAGCAGAATTGAATCTTGCTTGAGTATAGTAAAGATTAGTGCCCTCAGCAACATCGGTTGTTGTTAAAGTTACAGTGCCACCCAAAGCAGTCAAGTAACCATTGATGGTAATTGAATCGTGCAAAAGGCTTGTATTTGGGATGTCATCTAAAGCAATGATCCCAGTTGTATTTTGATAAACAACACCAGAGTTTGAGTCGCCACTAATAGCGTATCTCGCTCGTTGATCGGTAAAATATAAGTTTGTATTTTCTGGTACTAATAGAGTTGTGTAATCGCCACTTTGAGCCACAACTGCACCAGTTCTACCAAATACCGATGTAACTGGGGCGGTATCATAATCACTCCAGGTAGCAGTTATTGTGCCACCTCCTTGCTCATTTAAAGTTAAAGTTTTAGTCGTTGTACCAGTTACGGCAGCAGATGTCAAGCTGCGAGAATAAGCAGTATCCCAAGTTGATTGAGATGCCGTTGTTGGTATTGAATACCCACTTGCCATCCCTAATGCTAAAGTTCCAGCAGTAGTGATTGGATTGCCACTGATCGTTAAACCAGTTGGCACAGACATATTTACAGAGGTAACAGTACCAGTGTAAGTTTCAGTGCTATTAACCCAGCCAGTGCCATTGTAGATCAATGATTGACCAGTTAATGGATTTGAGATTGTTACATCTCCCAATTGAGTCAAATCATAGTCTCCATCTTCCGCCACTACATTTCCAACCCTACCAAATACAGAATATACTGAACTCGGCAAAGGATAGCCACCAGTAGGCGACTCAATCACAATAACCTCTTGGGTTACGTTAATATCAATCTGATCTTGTTGTATTGTTATTTCTGTACTCATTAGATTTGTGTTATGTCTTGATAAACTACGAAATTGCCCCAAATATAAGTTTTAGTAAAATTGCCAGGAAATACAATTGTCATATCATAAACATAACTACCAGCATCAATTGTGATGGGATAATCAACTGATATGAGGTTATTGTCTGGACCACCTAAAGTGATACCATTCCCATCGCTATCTAATGTAGCAGAGACAGTTGTTGAATTTATACTTGGGCGAATTTGGATCTCGCAATAAGCATCCACTATGTCGATGGGAACTGTATTTGCAAATAAAGCAAATGTCTGTGCCCAGTTGTCATCTTTCCAAATTTGAATGTTGTAGTTTGCTGGTCTTAAATCAGCACTATTGTTACAAGCCATAATCTTGGGTATTTTCCCAAAATTACTCAATTTTAAACAATTCAATAAAATTTGAATGTTCCCCCCAATAAGGATGAGTCTTGTATGTTATTAGTCGATTGTAAATTGAATTATGACTTGTAAAATGTACTCCGTGATTAATGTGGATGGCTTCATTTTCACAATTCCATTGAATCCTTTTTAACTTGTCTGTTTCAATATTTCCACTGTTTGTTAAAAGTGCATTTGGTAAGATCCTCATACAATGATCAATTGCATCATCAAGAGTCATTGTCATTTGATGAAATGGCTCATCATTTTGAGTCCTTTTTTGCCAACCATCTTTATTGATCCCACCATAATTCATATTTGTCAAAACTTGCCCACTTTCAAAATCTGGGTAATCAAAATAATTCTCTGGATAAAGCACATCGTGCTCTAAGAAACTCACATAATCATATTTCCCCATTTGTTTGCCTAAAAACAAACATTGCATTATTTGCAACAATTGGTTTAAATGGCTTTGAGATCGATACCAACTTGGGATGTTATAAAACGGATTTAAGGGCATATTTTCCCAAAGGCAAGTGATTATGTCAGCTTTGCCATTTGAGGCGATTTTTACGCTTTCTAATGACTTATAAATGGAATCCCAAATGTCCTTGTTGTTGTTATTGGAGTAAAATATCCCCAATTTACGATTTTGGCTCTTAGGTAATGTAACTAATTCTCCCTCTTTGTAATTGTCTGTATGTATGATCCCATCGTGTTCCCAGTCAATTGATAAGGTTTTTAATTGCCCAACTTTAGGATCTCCGATGATGTCATTGTTGGCTCTTACAACTAATTTGTCGTTGATGACTTGTAATTTATGGGTGCAGTCAACTCCACCATAAAATCCAGATATTACACGCATAGTACACTTGTTTTAGCAGTCTCTTGTATTAGTTCAAAATATTTGGTTGCAGCAAATTCTGGCTTTAAGTCCAACTCAACCCCATAAGGTAATTTATTGTTAAATTCTGCCTTATAAAATATGCCACTAATAGAATCAACTGCTCCAGCGTTATGATAAATATAAAATTTATCCCAATCCTTTTCACTGCTGGTAGCCCAAGCAAAATCCAAGTCTTTATGACAAATCGTTTTGTGTCCTCGTTTCCATCCATTCCATAGGACCGCCCACATATCAGCACACCAAATTTGTAAAGGATGATAAGGTTGTCTTGAATAACCTGGCGGCATTGTGTGCCTATCCAGTTCAACTTTCTCGTTGTTTAAATCTGTTATTTCCTTGTATAATCTTTCTGAATCCCTTTCCACATCCGCCCAGAACTCTGAATCAATACTTTTCATAATGTATTGAGCACCAATTGAGTTATATTCGTTATCCTTGATGATTTGTTTGTCTATGCCCACAATTTCACACATCTTGTCCAGGACATCTTCTCCTTTGCTTATTATGTATTCATAACTTATATAAAATCTTGTATCTGATCCATACCATTTGTCATCAAATGTAAACTTGTACCAATCCAATGGCTTAGTAAACACAATATCACAATCGTGATAAAAAATAGCTTCATCTTTTAACTCTGGGAAATTAGTAAAGTGCTGCTTTAAAATATTAGGTCTAATTGATGAAACATAATGTTTTGATTCTCTTTGATCAAAGTAAAAGAAAAACCTGGCAGCATAATGATTTGCAAGTCTGGACCATTCAATTGGTACATTGTCCTCAATGTAACATACAATATCAATGTTGTTAGGATTAATGCCAATTTTTATAAAATTTTGCAACATTACCTCTACTTGCCAGGCATAGTAAAGTGTTGCTGGTTGAGCACAAATAAATCTAATCTTCATACTTTAAATTTATATTACGTTTCCACAAGTTCCATAAACAACGTATGCGTGTGTAGCAGATACAGTTGTTGTGCTCGAAGATACACTTTTTGGCAATGTTCCAGAACTTGTTACAACATTATTTATCAAGGCAGAATTATCAAATGTTCTAATTTGTCCTCTTTGACTTATAGTATCTCTTGCAGTTTGAGTTATTGTACAATAAAAAGTATCTCCTGGTGCAATACTCATTGCAACAGATGCCCCATCAAAATCAAGGGTATAAAATAAAGATCCATTTTTATATACATTCATATAACCATCATTATTGGCATCAAAATTCAAATAGAATTGAGCATCTGGAGTAACTGGCAAAGTAGTAGTTGTTGTTGTAGTCGTAGTAGTCGTAGCACAAGCTGGAGTAATACCTTTAGCCAAAACGTTGGTTGGGTTGTTTTTATCCCTCACTGCAACATAATGAGCAGTATCATCTTGATTAAAGAAAGTCCTTGATCCACTCGTTTCATCCGTAAACGCACCAGCATAAGCAGCCGATGGAGATGCATAAGTTTGAGTACTTACTTGATAAGTTCCAGAGCCACCAGTAAATGAATTTACAGTTATTGATGACGTTCCACCTCCACAAGTATAGGAAATGTTAAAATTCACGGCAGCTAAAGTAGTTGTGGTCGTTGTCGTTGTTGTAGTAGCTGGACAACCACTTAAACCAGTTGCCGTAATTGATAAAGCAGCCCCACCAGGATCAGTTGTTAATACTTGATCAATACGGAATGTTTGACCAGTTGAGGTAACTCGATCATTTAAAGCAAATGTACCAGCTAAATAGTCTTTTGAATAAGTTATTGCAGCAGTGGCACAATTGTATAACTTATACCAATTTGGTGGTATTGTTGTTGTAGTAGTGGTTGTTGGTGCAGCCGTTGTAGTTGTCGTAGTGGTAGGGCAATTTGTATCGTTTGAACTCACACCAGAATCGTTGATTTGAATAGCAACTCCACCATAAGAAAACCACTGATCCGCACCTGGATATAAAACCAATGGCACATCTGGAGCAGTAGAACTACCAGTATAATAAGTCTCTCCACTACCCCACGTATTTGAGTATGCCCAAAGATAAATTGACTTTGCAGCGGCACAAGCTGCACTTGATCCGTTTCTACCAGTGTTAGTATAAAACTTAAATCCAGGCAATGACAAAGTGGTTGTTGTAGTGGTAGTAGTACAATCTGGAGTAATTGACTTAACTCTTACATTGCTTGTATTGTTTTTATCTCTTACACCAACAAAAGCCTCAGCAGTAGCAGACCAGCCATAAAAAGTCCTTGTACCAGCAGTTTCATCTGTAAAAGTTCCAGCATAAGCAGCAGATGCACTTGCATAAACTTGACTTGAAACTTGATAATCGCCAGATCCATTTGTAAAATTGTCAACTGTAATATTTGACAAACCAGCACTACAAGTATAGCTGATATCAAAGTTTACTAAAGGTGCAGCAGTTGTTGTTGTTGTAGTTGTAGTAGTTGCTGGACATCCAGTATCTCCAGTAGCAGTAATACTTAAAGCCAATCCACTTGGATCAGTGTAAAGTACTTGAGTAATTTTAAAAGTTTGAGATAAAGCAGTAACTCGATCATCAACTGCAAAATCTCCGTTTAAATAATCTTTTGAATACTCAATAGCAGCAGTAGCACAGTTATAAAGTTTATACCAAACTTTAGCCTTTGTTGTTGTTGTGGTTGTAGTCGTGGTAGTTGTTGTAGTAGATGTCGTTGTGGTTGTAGTCGTAGTAGTACTGGTTGTAGTAGTAGTCGATGTTGTGGTCGATGTAGTACTTGTTGAGGTACTTGTGGTACTTGTAGTAGTAGTTGGAGTTTTCTCTGTGTAATATTTACCAGTACCAGTTAAATTCACACTGTATGTTCCAATTTCATTATAGTTCCCACTAATAGAAAACCCACTGATAAAACAATATCCACTTATGTATCTAAATCCATCAACTCCATTGTCAATTTGGAATCTTGTTAAAAATAAAGTTCTATTTTTTTGTGCATAAGCAATCTCATCATAAGAGAATCCATCCAGTGTAACAATGCCCTCACAACTCATTGCCCAAGTAGAAAGATTATCCTTAGGTAAATTAAACCAGGCATTTGTTGATGATGCTATCTCAACCAATTCGGTTTGTGTGCTAAAAGTACAGTTTGTAGAACACGCAAAAGCAGTCTCTGTTGCTGGGATTGTACTGGTATCAACCTTGTACAAAATTACATTACTGCCATTTACTTTAACTGCCATAGGTCAAAGTTACTAAGATATTGTGTAAGCCCCAACCCCTTGCAAAGCAACAGAATAAGTTGAAATGTCCTTATAAGGTGCGTTTAATGTAATAGATGTAATTATTGCAGTTCCACTGAGGACTACAAACCCACTTGATCCGTTGTCAATACTAAACTTTATATTAATTGTGGATCTGGATAATTGAGTATTTAACATATCAGCATAAGAGTACCCAGTCAAAGTAACAATACCATCACAAGTTACATTCCAAGTTGCAACATCAATTTTGTATTCATTAAACCAGGCAGATGATTGACTTGTTACATCTTTTTGACTCACTTGAACATTAAAGGTGCAATTAGTTGAACACGCAAAAGCCGTGTTTGTTGCTCCAACAGTTTTATAAAGGATAATATTTTTGCCTTGAACTTTATCTGCCATTTTATAAGTTATTATTCGTTATTACATTAGTTGAGTTAGTGCAAGTTATATCTGTATTTGATATCTGCAATAAAGTAGCTTTAGTACTATCCAGAACATAATCAATTGTTGAATTTCCCAACATATAAGAATTACTTGAAATGTTTATTTGACTTGGATCTGTGTCAGTAGCTTTTAGCATTTTAGTTGCATTCATAATTCCATTAGCAGTATCAAAACTTGTTAATGAACAATCCAAATTGATAATATTTTTAGCAAATATGTTCATATATTGTTGCATCAAAAGCCCAACAATGCTGGTATAAGAAACCGCTCTGCCTTGTTGATACCAACCAGATGTTACAATTCCATTGCTTAAAAGGAATGCTCCTTTTTCAGTTGCATAACTACCTCCACTAACTGCATATCCATAAGGGATCTCTATTTCTTTAACATATTGTTTATTCGATGTTAAATAAGATAAATATTCAACATAATCAGTAACTGGAGTAATAGTCATTTTTAGATTGCTCACAGTAATATTTGTTCCAGATCCAGTCTCCATACTAATCTTAAAAAATACTTGACCAGCTATTGGGGCTAAAGCAGTTGTAAAACTATATGAATTTACTCCACCAGTTTTAGCACCCTCATTGTTATATTGTGGAACATCAAAAGAACTAATTGTACCATTTATCCAGGTAGTACCATCCCAGTAATAAGTTGATGATGTTCCAACAATTGAAACGTAAATAGTTCCTCTTTTGCCACTAAAATCTTGCCCTTGATAAATCCAACTAAAAGTCATTAATTCGCCAGATCCCACATAAGGACCAGATGCTGGTTGTCCAGCAGCAGCTAATTTAACCTCTAATGATGCCTGGTTTCCAATTCCTTTGTATAATGTAATCCTTGCAGAGTCCTCATCAATATTGCTCACATACGTTACACTACCACTACCAGTGTAAGATGCAGTCCAATTCTCTGGACTAATTGATGATCCACTTTGTAATGGTCTTAAATTACCATTTGATAAGTAATTATAAGCCGTTTCTGCTTGTTTTGTAAATGCAATTTGATTAAAACCTTTAAGCAATAACTTAAACTGACTATTATCAATAAAAAATACATTACTTGTATTTCCAGTGTAACCTTGAATCAAACTAAATCTATTAAATTGACCAGCAGTTACCACTGTGCCAGTATAAGTATATTCTGTATAATAAACATTTTCGTTTGCAAATTCATTAACTGCAACAATCCACCATTTGCCTTGAGCCATAAATATTCTACACCCAAAAGATTTAACCAGATTGGTAATTACATCCAAACAATTTATATAAGTATAATCTTGATTTTGAAAAGTCCTATAAGGCAAATATGTTTGTGAAAATGGCTCATATTGTGCTCCAGTTGTACGATTACTCATAGTTGATGCATAATATGAACAAGCCGTAACAATATTAGGATTTGTTGGTAAATTAAGCGTATTTAAAGCCGTATAAAAATAAAAAAGCACACTATTATTTGTGTTTGTATTAACTGTATTTGGTATTGGTAAAGGAATATCTTTGAGCATTCCTAAAGCATCAACACAGTTAAAAAAAACTTGCTTTCTACCAGTTGAAAAAGATAATTGAACGTTGTCTGATAATACAAATCCAGTCCACTCCAAATCAGCATTCAAATACAATTTAGCAAAATATTTTCGGTCATCCAATGTTACAAAATTTGGCATATTAGTCAAATCATCCGTTACATCCATTGTAACATTTAATTGACTTGCAAATATTGGCTCAAATGGATCATCCGATTTTGGTAAATATTGTAATGATAAATTTACTCCTGGATATTCATATACAGTTCCAGAATAGCCATCCTCTTGTAGATATAAATATGCGGTTTTGCTTGTTTTAGTAGCAAATGTCAACTTGTATTTGTTTCCGTATGCCATTATCTTCTATAACTTAAATTTGTGTTTGCTCTTTGAGTTGCCAATACTAAATCAGATCCCCTTAATAAAAACTCTCCCAAAACTCCACCAAATCCTCCACCAAATCCAACTGCACCAGCAGCAGCCTCGCCAAAAGCACTTGTACCTCCAGTTATTGCACCTAAAATTGCTTTGAATAAAAGGGCTTGAGTTACCATTGAAACTAACTGAATAACAATCTGTTTAAATGAAGCCTCCAAAGCCTTGCCAACATCCTCCCCCATAATCATTGCACTAAATACGCTCTCAAATGCTGGTGCTAAATTACCTACAATATCTTTTGTTAAATTTAAGTTATTATTGAATTTTTCTTGTTCTGCATTTTGAGCCTTAGTCAAGTCATACATATCTTGTTGAGCCCAAGCCATTCCCTCTGTTGTTGCTTTCTTTTTTAATACAGAAGCCTCTTGTTTATTAAATAAAGATTCTCTTTCAATTGCTAACTCTTGATGCTTGGGATGTGGTAAAGAATTATATTCCCTAACCATCATTTTGATTTCTCTTTCAAGTTCCTGCATAGCCGAATTATCAATTTTTTGTGCCTTAGTAGGTCTACCAAAATTGACAATAGTTTCAACCATTTGAGCATTTTTCTGCTCTGCTTTTTTAATTAATACATCTTGTGCAGCAAAAATCTTATCATATTTCTTATTTACTGTTGCAATTTGTTGTTCAACAGTAATTTCAGAAACTTGTCCACCTGGTCCAGCAGCAGTATAAATTGATCCTTTTATATTTGATAACTCTGTTTTTTGCTTTGCCTCATCTTGTTTTCTTTGATCATATAAAGCAGTCAATTTTTGTTGATTATTCTCTTGACTCTTTATAGCAAACTGCTGCATTGCAGCTTGATTGATTATAGTATTTAGATATTCTTTATTACTTGTAACCTCTAAATTTTTTATTTGCTCACTATCTCTATAAAGTATTTTTAATTCAGCCAATGCATTTTTTCTTTTATCCATTGTCTGTTTATCATCTCCAATGATCCCAGCTAAAACTCTACCAGTTGATAAATTTGCTTGAGCAGATCCAGCAATTTTAAATAATTCTTTATTTATTTCTGATAATGACTTTTTAAGATCATCAATTTCAGATGTTGCTCCTTTAAAAAAATTAGCTATGTCCTTACCAAATGTTACAAGTAAAGATGTAACAACACCAACGGCAAGACCTATACCAGCTGGACCAGTTAATCCAGCAATCATTCCTTGAATTGCTCCAGTTGTAGATCCAGTTGTTTCTTTTAATCTTTGAAATGACTCAACTAAAGGATTGATGTTATTTGCAATACCTAAAATACCATAAGGAGCATCTTGAGCAACTCTTGAAAAGTTACTTAAAACTTGTGTTGTTTGAGCCGTTTGAGATGCCATTTCCCCCAACTTAGTCTTAACACCTTGCATTTTATTTGCAAACTGTTGTATGTCGTTGATCGCCTCTTGGGTATCGGCAGTGATAACCAGTTTTAAAGTTTCTTGTGCCATTTTTTTATTTTACTCCGTACATTTTCAATGTTTCAGCTAATTGCTCATCGGTCAATTTTGGGGATTCCTCATCAACCGAATCTGTTGGTAATGGCATAAACGATTTAAGTGATTTTGGATTTTGATCTGTTGTATTTGCTCGATAAAGCATATATGCAACCAATCTGGTCCTTTCCCATTCTTTTACTTGTCTATTGTCGTATGCTATTCGATACAATAAAAATTCTCGCCAAGTAAGTTGCCAAAACTCATCAATCGTTAAGCCAACCTCCAAAGCGAGAACTAATATTGAATCCCAACTATAAAAACCTAACTTTTTTTTTCCTCGCTAACCTCTTGTTTTAAGTCTGGAGTCATTGCCTTTTGCATATAGCCAATGAAAGCAACGATCTGAGTATCTTTTGCAGATAATCCACCAGCTTCATCGATCCATTCACAAACCTCAAATTCTCCAAAGTCAATTGGTTGTTTTGTTGTTTTGCAGCCACATTCGGCAGCAGCTTGAACTATGCTTACAATTGTTCTAAGGTCAAACTCTCCAGATGATAATACATTGATCATCTCCATCAAGTTTTTGCCCTCTAATTCACAAAAGCGTTTCATCGCCCAAGTACCCCATTTTAGATCAAGGGTGCGATCCTTCAATACTAATTTAAACATATATGTTTGGTTTTATTAAGATTGCTCTGTTTGTGCAATTGGTGGTACACAAACCACAAATGTTGCAGAAAACTTAACATCATCTTTATCATCTGCATTTACATCAAAGTTGCTGATAAATACAGTACTTGTTGATTGACCACCATAATAAACATCTCCAGAAGTTGGAACTGCTTTACCCATTTTAATAGTAAAAGTTGTTCCAGCAGCGTGAGCCGTGTATAATTGTTGGTAACTATCTTTTGATGGAGTTCCAGTCTCATCAATCGCAAATCCCTCACATTTGAAAGATTGGTTGTAAGCTGGACCAGGTTGGAACTGATCTCCACATTTAGATGTTGCATCAATCGTGTTTAAAGTTGATGTAAATGAGTTTGAAGTCAAACAAGCTACTGGCTTAAAAGATGTGCCACCAGCTAAATCTGCGAAAAGTAGATAGTCTCTCGCTGATACTTTAGTTTCTGCCATTTTATTTAATTTTTATATTTGAGTAATTGTTAAATTATAAGTTATTAAGGTCCTAAAAACGTTGTCTAAAGGATTTAAGCCATCTATGTTCCTAATGCCTTGAACAAACAAACTGGTTGATTGCCATCCAGCTGGTAATGTTATTTGGCTATCTGAGTTAATCTCTGCTAACACAAGATTGCTTATCTCCTCTGAGCGTTTATACCCAAAGTTAGCATTTTTTGTAACAATGTCAACTACGATAGTATTTGAGTTAGTATAACCAGTTTTCCCTTGCTCTTGTGTTGATGTTCTGCCATCCAAAATGATATACTCGCTACCAGCATTGTCTGGTGCAAATCCATCATAAACACTCAATCCAGTTGCACTTACTAAGTGAGTAAAAAACCATTTCTTTATTTCAATGTTAGGATTTAGCATTTAATATCTTTTTTAATCTGTCAATCAATATTGGTTTTTCTGCCTCATAAGCTGGAATCATAAAAGGTTGTGGTCTTATCCCTTTTTTAAGTATTGAGAATGCAATTGCTTGTGCCATCCTCACATCTTGATCAAACTTTTGTGCTTTAGTACCAGTTCTACGCATTGTTTTCATAGGTATTTTTACACTATAAGTTGCATCGTTTGGTTTTATTCCTTTCCTCCTTACCCACTCAGCAATAGCCATCAAAAAGTCATAATAAGTTCCACCTGGTAAACCTTTGTATTGTAGTGCAAAACTTTCATATCCAGGAGGTACACTTACTTTACCACCAGTGCCAAATTCAACATAAGGTGCATAAGATGCATAAGAAACAACTCCGTGTGTTAATGGGGAATAAGATACTGCGTGAATGCTTTGTCTTAATGTTCCCAAATTAACTGGGGCTTCTCGTTTTGCCGCTTTCTCAATCCTCATTGTTGATGCACTAAGTTCTGCCACTGTATTCTTATAAACATCACTTTTTAAATCCTTTAATTTTCGATCAAAGGCATCAAGTCCAGTAAGGTTAAAAGAAAATCCTTTAGGCATACATTATGATTTCCCAAAATCGATGAGCATTGTCCACATCCTTAATTGAATGGATTGTGTATCGTTGCCCCTCAACCTCAAGTTGGTAATTGTCAGTTATTGTTAAATCCCATCTGATAAATAGCTTAGCCATACGAGTAAAACTTAACTCACTCTCCAAAAGGGCTCTATTTTGCTCTTGTGGGCGATAATCTCCCCAGACAGTCTCTTGTAAGGCAAAAGTGGTTGTATAGCCTCCTTGCCCATCTGCAACCCTTGTAGGGGCATAAACATCAACCAATCTATTCATAGAGTTGGCATCAACGTAGTTGTCCTTGTGTAGTCCTATTCTCATTTTATAAAATTGGGCTTGTTCGAGTCCATCTTTGACACGCTCTCATTGTTTTTTCGCATATACCCATATCGTTCACATCCATTCCACGATTTTCGTAGTCGTAGTTGATCTGATCAAGCATTGCAACTTTTAGATCAGTTGGAACGCAATCAAAACCAGTCATATAAGACATTTTGATCACACCGTATAAAGGATATGTTACAGTAGGATATTGAGCACCAATGATTCTGTAAGTTGTTGATGGGATCTGGTTATTTTGTTGATCCCACATTCCTAATATGTAAGATACTGGTCCAAATGGCAATTGGAAATTACCACCAGCATTATTAAACCAGACATCCACTTGACAAGGAACTAATTTTAGATTTGTAACCTTTTCAACGATTTGTCTTGCCTGGATGATCAGATCAACAAATAAGTCATCCTCAACATTATTACTTACACGGCAATATTGCTTTGCCTCTGCAACTGTGATACATTCCTCAGTTGGAGTGTTGTTTTGGATAACATAATCTATTTGATAACTATACATTTCTTATGTTTTTACAAATTTACTCTTTTTTTATAATAACAAAAAAAGGGTGCAGCAATTAAGCCACACCCTCTTTGGGGGATATTTACTAAATAATCAATTATGACATTGTTGCGTAAATAGCTGAGTTAGCCAACATTAAGTTGATTTCTTCCATACACTCAATACGAGCAGTGATTAAGTTCTTTTGGAAGTTTGTACCATTCTCATAAGAGAACTCGATTGCTAAAGACTCAGTCTCAACTCTCTCGATGTAGTCGTTGTCAATTACTAAAGCCTTGTTGTCAGTTACCCAAGATGCAGACACAACTGGAACACCCCAGATAGTGATGCCACCATTAGGATTAACCACAACAGATCCGTTCCCAGCATAGTAACCAGCAGTTACAGTAGCTTTCAATAATCTACCCATTTGTTGCTCACTTACTAATACATAAGATGCATTATAGTTAGCAGCTTTTTGGTTACCGATGTAGTCGATCAATTGTAATAAATCGTTTGTTTCAGCAGTTGTAGTGCTACCAGTTGCAGCAGCAGAAACAACACCAAAGAACAAAGCATTCTCTTTCTTAAAGAAATCTCTTTGTAATAAACGAGGTAAAGTTTGAGAGATGAAAGGTAAAGACTTGCTCATTTGCTTAGAGAAAGTTGTAAAACCAGCGATGTAGTTTGTAACAACTTTAGTTTCAGTTAATGCGTAGTTGTTTTCTCCTTTATCGTTACCCTCTGTTTGGAAACCAATGTTGTTAGTTTCGCCAGTGTTTTCAGCGTAGAACACATACAAACCAGTTGTAGAACGAACTGTTGGCACTAAATCTCTAAAGTTTACCTTTTGAGATGGGAAAATAGCTTGATTAGGAGCGTATGTAGCCACTGGATCTCCAGTTAAACTGTTGCTCAAAAGCATAGTCTTTACCTCTGGTAACTCGATACGGTAAGAGCCAGAAGATGATTTTAATGCCATCTCGAACTCGCCCATTTTACCATCTAATTTCTCAAGGATCATTTGATCAATTGTCTTAGATTCTTTTTTGCTTTCAGCTTTCTTTTGAGATGCTAATACACCATCAATTTGCTTTTGCATTTCATCCTTAACTACATTGATTTCGCTCTTGAACTCAGACTTTGCTGATTCAATTTCGTTAGTGATATCACTCTTGATACCCTTAACATTTTCTGCCATTTGGCTGATTTGGTTTTCTAATTCCATTTCTTACTTTTTAAATAGGTTGTTAAAATTTTGGATTGCCTTTAATACTTGCTCATTATCTTCTTTCTTTTCATCAACTTTCGGCTCAATTGATTGCTCGGATTGAGTGATTTCATCAACGATTTGAATGGCTAATAATTCAGCTTGTATCTTTTTTATTTCGATCTCCATCAAAGCAAATGTCTCATCGGTAAAACGACCAGATTTGAATGCTTTAGATAGTTTCTCTAATCTATCAACTAAGTTACTTTTTTTAACCTCGCCTTTTACATCTAAGGTTGGAGTCTCTGGATTTGCAGCCCATAATACTGCTGATCCCTCATATAATTTCAACTCAGTAATTGTTCTGATTCCTTTTTTGTCAACATTTGATTGTAATGTACTGAAACCGATTGAGTGTTGGTTAATCAAACCAGCATCATACATCTTGATCATATTTTCTCCTTGTTCAGTGTCCACAATTGGAGTGATTGCAATAAGCATATCGCCCTCAATGTATAACTGCTCTGGCTTCCCAATTACTGCCTCCATTTCTGTGCAGTGATCAACCAAAGACCAGACTAAGTTTTTGCCCATTGGACCTCTTTCCTTAATCGTTTTTGTAAACGCTTCTGGAACGATGATGTCATTGTCTAAATCAATATTGCCACATCTTGCCCATACGGCTTTAACTCTACGTTGTGCAGTATCAACATCCAAAACATTGTAGTTTGTGTCTTGTTTGCTTACGATGATATCTTTAGATTGAAATGTTTTCATAACTCAAAGTTAATATTTTTTTTATTATAGGATTGCCTCAGCTATTAGTTGCGTGATTTCTCTGCCAACTGAATTTGATAACAAGTTAAAGATTAATCCAACATCGCCCATTGGGGGATTGTTAGTGTATGTCATCAACTTGCCTTTTGAGTCTCTTAATGCCTCATAACCCAAAGTACAACGGCAATTGCAAACATTACCAGCAGATGCGTGAACATCGCCTGGATGTAGCATCAACTCGTTAAATCCTTTTTTGGTTGGAACTTGGAAAAATCCATCCATTGATACTTGAATACCATCCATTGACAAATGATCAAACATATCTCTGGGTATTCTCCTTGTTCTAAAGTCTTGAGCAGAAATCCACTCTTTAACGGTTACCAAATTGGTTGAAACTGCACCGACCATTGATCCAATGTTTGCAGCTTTTGCAGTCTCAGTCCTGGCAATAAGTTCGGCTCTGTAATTTGTAATCCCAGCGTATTGAAGTGCTTTGATGGTTTCATTCATTGGGATTCCATCTGCCAATGCTTTAGCCAAATAGTTTTGGATTTGTTTCTTTGTTGTATCTGTTATCTCAGTTGCTAAATTGTCCAGACCTTTACGATCCAGATATTGCAAAATAGTGTAAGCCCAGATGTCGGTTTGTTCTGATTTAGCCTCTTGGGGCAATTCAGCCGATTTTACGGACCTTTTTATATCTTTTGAGGCAATGGCAGCCATTTTAGTTCCTAAGGCAACGTGCAGTCTCTTAATGGTCTTTTTAAGCCCTTTATCAGATATGGCACTCATATCTTGGGTACGGCAATACGTATCAACCTGGTTTTGTAGTTCTTTTTTGAACTTAGGCGAATACTGCTTTATTGCATTCTCGTATAGTTTACGATAATCGTGCCAGATCATTTATGCATCAATTTTCTCTAATAACTTACCAGCTGCATTGAACACATCGGTTTGCTTTTGTTGTCCAGCCCTTTGGCGAATAGCAATCAAACCAGCACGATCAATTGTTTTAAAATCGCTGGTATAGATGTAATGCCAATGACCTTTGTCCTCATTACTTACATTGCTATCAATACCTAAAAACCACATACCATATTTAGCCATCCCATTCTCTTTGATGTAGGCATTTTCCTCACTTGAAGTTGGTGGATTCCAGGAACTTGACTTGCTTACCTTGCCATTGGCAACTAATTCAGCAGCGTGTGCAACACCCATTTTGTTGATGCCAGTTGTAGCTTTAACCTCCTCCAAATGTTTTTTTAGATCAGCTAAAGATTTAAGTACAATTTCAATGTTTTTCATTATTTCAAAGTTAAAAGGTAAAGCATTTTAGCAATCAATTGTGCGATCTCATCAATCTGGTTTTGCACCCAAGTCTCTTGATAAATAGTCTTTCTTTCAGTCTGGATGTATAAGTACAATTCTTTGTAATATTTCATCAATTGATCATTGCTTTTGTAGTCTTGCAATGTTCCAACAGAATAACCTTTAGGGCGACCATAAATACCACTTACACTTTCAACTAAATCATCATACTTTTCAGCAATCTCATCTTGAAAAAAGTCCAATGCCTTATGTTCAGCATAGCTGGTTGTTTGATTATGCCATACTATTGTCTGCTCTTTAGCATCAAGTAAATGGCTTAGAAATTCTACAAATTGCATATTAAGGGTTTTGATCTGTTGGTAAATCTAAAGGTTGAAATTGATCTTGTGCTTGTAAGTTTGATGGTATGTAAAGTTTTTCCATTTCCTCTTGTGGGATGTAGTCTGGAGTCTTAACACCCATAATCTCCATTTTTTGTGCTGGAGCAATCCACCAAGCCTTATCCAACCAAGCAACTTGCTCACTCTTGTTGGCTTCTAATTCCTGGTAAACCTTTATGTCATAACCAATATAAATGTTTTGACCACGATAACCCCAGTCAGATTTTAACTTTCTGTTTAAATTCTCTGCAATACCATCCAATAAAGGAATAGCACAACGCAAAGTCAATGCTTTCTCTCCCTCTAATTGGTTATTGTATGTTTTGTTATCAGCATCGTTTAACAATTGAGATGGCACTCCGTAAATGTTACAAAGTGATTTCATATCCCATTTCTCACTCTCAATGATGTTCAATTCAACTGGGCTCAATCCAATTTGTTTCCAATCTACTTTGTAGCCAGAAACTGCAATTGAGTTGTAGTTTGATGATCCACTCTTTTCGCCAACAGACTTTTTAAGTGCTTGTGCTTGTTGTGCTCCACTATTAGGATCAAACCTTGTATCATCAAAGAATAAAACTCCAGCTGGTCCACCATTCTCAAATGCACTCACGGCAGCCGTTTTAGCTTCATTTGATCTGGTTAATGTACGAGCAGCAGCCATCAATGGCGATTGACCATAAAGTTGGTTACCAGTTACGTTCCAGGCTGGGTTAAAGTACTTGTCGTGCAATATTTCTTTGGGATCAAATGACCACAACTTACCGTAAAAAAGCTGATACCCAACACGGACTGGTGGGAACACCTCCACATTGGCGATGATTGCCATATATTGAGATGGTAATGCGTACAACTCAAATGGTTTTGATTGGTTTGCTCCTCCCTCGATAAGTTTTGCATATATAAAAGAGTTTCCAGTGATTAATTTAAAAGCACACCATTGCTCAACTAAATCAGCAAAAGTGTCCTCCTCATTAGGATATTTTAAAAGTTCATTCAATCGAGCATCGCCAGTATAAATCTCAAATGCTTTGGTATGTAATTCCTTAACCTCTTGCCAGTTTGTGATCTTATCTGGTTGTTTCATTAACGCTTTATATCGAGCAGCAGCTTGTGTATCAACCTCCTTATAAACGTGGAACGGAGCAAGTTTTGCTTTGTCTGTGATCAGTTTGATAATCGCATAAACAATGTCATTTGATTGGTAACCATCACGAACATAACCTTGTGCATTTGCACCTTGCCAGGTTACAATCCCTTTTTGGATTGCTATATTAGAGTTGGTTGGATATGTCGGTAAAAGAGTATTAACTTTCTTTTTGCCAAAGAAATCAAGTAAACCCATAGTATGTGTTATTTAGCCAAAGTTACAATTTTTACAATTACCAAACTGCAACGGAAAATTTAGGAGTGTACTCAAAATACATTCGCATTGCCATCGCATCGCTAAAGTCTGGGGATCTACCTATCAAAGCCTTGACCTTATCTTTTGGGATGATTCCCTTTTTAGCATCATTGTCAACTGACTTTTGTTTCACTTGCTCCAACTCTTGTATGATCAGTTGCTTGATGTTGCCATCGGCTTCAACGTAAATTTTGCTATCATTTATCATCTCAGCTAACTTAAAGTAGCATTGAGATTTTAGATTATCAAAGTTTTCCTTTTTTAAAGTGATTGGGTTTTCTAATGGGGAACTGTTATTGACAAAACCCTTGCACCCTTTCAAAATATCAACGCATCCCCCTCCGATGCCATCCTCATCAATGATGATATGACTCATTGGGATTTGATGGTTGGCTTGATGGCTTTTAATGATCTCAGCCACCTCCACAACGCTTTTACCCTTGTATTGATGAAAACGAACACGAAACCCATACCAAATACCAATGACAGTGCTATCATTACCAAAACGAGCCACATCACAAGTAAGATAAGGTGTACCAGTAGGAACAAAAGTGTTTGTAAAACAATCCAGAATTTTGTCATATTCAATTAAAGTTGATGGATCATTGTCATATTCCCAGTTGCCATAAAGCAAACGCTCTTTGGATGCCGTATCTAAAGTTAATAAAGATTCCTTGTAATGCTTTGATATAAACGGATTGTCATCGATCAGCGATGGGATAAATTTCTTTGTGTTGGGTAGCACTCCATCAATTTGTGGTTTGTAAAACTCTGAGTAAGTCCAGTTCTTAGCTGGGTTACAAGTGTAGAGTTGTTTGGGGATCAAACCATTTTCATCCAGCTTGTATCTTATCCTGGATCGTACAATATTCCTTGCCTTATCTGTTACCTGGTTTGCCTCATCAATGAAAGCATCTGTTATCTCAAGTGATCCAAGTTCATCAAAGTTAGGATCAGATGGATAAGCAAATAAATCCTTTAGCAAGATCACAGATCCATTAAAAAACTCTATTTGGTTGGATTGCCCATTGTATTTGTAGTGTTTGTTGCTTTCAAGCCCTTGCATCTTAGCTATCTGGAACAATGAAACAAGAGTTGTTTCTTTTAATGTTTTAAGTACGGCACGACCTATCAAACCACGTGTGCCAGGATATCTTAAACGTTGTTTGAGTTGCCAGTAACAACCCAATGCAGTTTTGCCCCCACCAGCACCGCCACCAAATAGCAGTTCCAGTGTTGTGTTATCTTCAAGTAAGTCTAAAGCCTCCGTTTGTTTGATGGATAATTCCATTAGATTGATGGGTTATTGCCAACGTATGTCCTTTTTTCTTCCCAGTTTATATTGATTGATCCAGACAAATCGACCTCTTGTTTCTCAACATATCCTCTGGATTTAGCTTGAGTTTTCAGATAAAGTTTGATTGCCTCAAGTTTGATCCTATTATCATCACATTTCATCAAGTCAGCCAATCCATCCTCTGCTCCATCAATAATCTCCTCTTTGATATCTTTCAATACCTCTGGATAATTTTGTGCTCTTTGATAAACCGCTTGTCTTGATATTGACACTCCAGTCATCTCAGATATGGCTTTTGCAGTCTTAGCATAAAGCCCACCATTTTCTCTTAGTACTTGTAAAAATTCTGTTTCTCCTAATAGCATTTGGTTAATGTTTGTAAACAAAGTTAATCCAATTTATTCTTAAAATGCTCACAAAGGGCATCCATCTTCGCAATGTAGTACGATTGGAAATCTTTGTACCCATATGGTCGCTGCTGAAAATTAACGTATAAAATCGCCCTAAAACGCTGAGATGGGGATTTTATATTGTCAAAGTCTGTTTTAAGGTCTGCAATGATATCTGCCTCCTCCTGGTTGAAGTGTTCCTCTTTGATTGCAACGTAGCAAAGTTTTTGATTAAGGTTGAACAATTGAGCGGCTTCATTTGGAGTCATCTCTTGAGTTCCCAATGTTACCTTGATGGTTTTATCTTTCCTTGATGCAATCCCCTCCATTTGTGCTGCAAGTAATATCATAGGTTATTTGTTTTATTGGTATTCTTTGCCATAAGTGATAAATAAAGTGTGCTGGTAAAAAGCAATTTGTAGGTATTTCCACTTGTTAAACATTGGAAATGTGCCTTTTCTTAAATAAAAACCTTTGTAATAAGGTATAAACTGTTTTTTATGGTTTGAATATTTTATTGTCATAGCTTATAATTGTTAATGATTTCTAAAAGTTCACTCCTGGTCCATTTTTTAACCTCTCGATGATTGGACTCCAGCCATTCCACCATATCAATCCCAATCTTATTGATCAGATTCTTTCTGTAACCGATCAGATGAAACTGATCAAACCCATTGCAAGATTTGCACTCGCCATTGCAATTATATTCGTTAAATCTCAAAGCACTGGAGTTTTTTTGTGGAACATAGTGCCCACAATCCATAACCTCAACTGGTTTAACTTGACCACAAGAGATGCAAGTAAATAATCCGTTCTCGGAGTCTCTTTGCCTTATGTATGCATTGAATATCTTTTGAGCCTTAGCAGTTAGCTTGGGGATGGTAATTGTCATTTCATCATACGTTTAATCTCAAAGATAATGTGAACTGTGCAAAAAAGCAATAATGCCAGTGGCAGACTAATCATCACAAACTTGATCAGAGATAGGCTGAATGATATTGTCTCTTTTAATAATTTGATCAATCGCATCTTTTAGGAGTTGTTTTTCGTTTTCGCTTGTTTCAGCGTTGAATTTGATTTTGATTAAAATGTCTTGTGCTGGTATGTAAGTTTCCATAAGTTAAAAAAAGCCCCCTTGACATAACAAACACCACTTTGTTAAAAATTAAAGTTTTTGGGGCTCGTTGTATTTTGATTTTAAATATTCTGACATTGCATTTCTGTTCGCCTCTTTGTCCACATCGGTTGATGATCTGTTGCTATCGCCCATAGCTTTAAACTGAGCGTTTTGCTCCTCTTTTACAGATTGATAGTCTTGAAATCGCTTTTCACGATAAACCTCAAGCATCTCAAAAAAGGTAGGGATATCCATACGATCATAAACCTTTCCATACTTTGCTTTTACCAAACCATCCAAAAATAACATAATATCTTGGATTGCCAACTGATCCTCATTAGCTGATTCAATAAGTTGGTAGCATAATTCAGTAATTTGATCTGGATTCATCCCAACTCTGAGATTGAAATTGTTTAAAGCCTTAGTGATCGATACACTCAAAACGGCTGCAATTTTATCATTGCCATAAGTTTTTACCAGTCCAGGCAATCTCTCTGCAACTGGCACTAATTCCATAACCTTTATAGGCATAGCCTCTCCATTTTCTTTGTATCTGCACATTTCGTTAAATACTGCACCAGTACTACCAGCCATTACTGCGTTTAACAAATGCTTTGTGTAACTGTTCACTGGTAACTTTTGGAGCGATCCTGGACTTGTTGTTTGTAATTGGTTGGATGATTTCATCGTTAAAAGATTTTTGATTTAGGTAAGTTGTTGGATGTTTTCTAAATTGTTTATCTGGAGTTGACTCAGCGTATAAAGGTGCGTGATAAATTGCTTGTTTCTTTTCATTATCAGTTAAAGTTTTCCAAACTTTCTCAGCCTTGTCTTTTGATTTCTTATAATCGTACAGATCCCAAAATTGTTCAAATTGCTCATCCAGGATTTTAATTTCAGTTTTAGCTTTAGTTCTATTTATAGTTATATTTTCATTTTCAGTTTCAGTTTCCATATGCTCAGCATATGCTTTGCTTATGCTTTTAGTAGATTTTGCATTATTTCTACGGCTTTCACTGAATTTTTGCCTCCTTTCAGTCTCAATAAACATCCTTTCATTATAAAATAATTCGCCATCCCTTTTAAATTTATCCCAGATTTCAAAATCATATGCTTTGCATATGCTTAGCATATCCTTTTCGGTAAGTTTACCTTTTTGATGTTGGAGGCATAATAAACGAATGTACTTGCCAACTTGCTCATTGGTCATTGTAAAAGTGCCACTCAGAAAATCTGAGGTGTAAAAAAGCACTGCTGGATCTTTTGACATAAAAAAAAAGTGGCTCTCGGCATTCCCCCCAGTAGGATTAGGGGTGCAGCTTTGAGCCAATAAGTTTGATTGAGGATATCCTACATCCTTTGTACAAATATACAATTAATTGATCATTTGCAACATTTTTTCTAATCCATCTGCACTATTTCTGATCGCATCTGCTCTCTCATTTAAAGATAAAATTTGCTTTCTAAGTTCTTCTTTATCATAGGATAAGTAATACCCATTTGAAGTACTTATTAAAGGCAAAATCCCTTTTGCTCTGATAAAGTTGCAAATCTTTCTTAATCGTGGCTCACTAAATGTTTTGATCCCAAATTTTTCTTTTTGGCTATTAATTGCTTTTACAATATCAGCACCAGTAATAGGATTGCTTTTAGTTTTAGTCTTGAAACCAGCAATCAAAATTGGTACTAATTTTTTTTCCTCATCGGTTAATTCGTGAGTGTATTGTTCAAAATTTGTTATCATAGTTAATTTTTTGTTAAAATGGCAAATCATCCTCACTCTCTTGAGCGTTTTGGATGTCATTCACATTTGTAGTTTTAAACTCATTCTTTGCCTCTGGACTCCAGACATACTCTTTGCCGTTGCCGCAATATTCTTTTTTTGCTTTCTCTGCTCTTTCGGTTGCAGTTTGTCCGTTATAAACTGTGTGAGTGTTATCGTACTTGTCAACCTCTTTGCGTTTCTCAACTACAATTGTTGCATAATGGTTGCCATTCTTGTGCTTAGTGAACTTGATGTCCTCTTTTTTGATGTTTAATACTATCATTTTAATTTATTTATTTTAAAAAAACCATTCCAAAATTTATTATTCCATAATTCAATGTTAATGGTTAAAAAACAAAACGCAAAAACAAACTCATCTGGATAATAATCCCCATTTATTTGTTTATACCCTTTTGCTATGTATAAATGTAAACTTGGAGTTATGGCTATATTTCGTTTTGTAAAAAATATTTTGATTCCAAACTTTCCCATATTATTTATTTAAGGTTATGGAATAAGTTTGTTTGTAGGTCTTCAATGGGATTTGACCTCTCTCGAATTTCTTGCCGTTGTCCTCGATTTCCTTTTGCTCTGCTTTAAGTACATCAATTTGGGCTTGTAATTCAGCCCATCTCTCGGAATATGCACCATAATCATAAGTTTGAGAGTCCTTTAACTTTAGATCAGCCCCCAAATGATTATATGCACCTTTTGGGCATTTATTAAGAAACTCAATGATGTGCTCCTCTGCTTTAGATCGTAATGTTTTAGCAAATACCTCAATGGCTGCTATTTTAACGGCAACATCCTCTGGTCTTGACAAACCCTCAGATAGTTCGTTTGCAACATTATCGCAATATTTTTCAATGTCGGCTTTAGTTGGTGCGACTGACCAGATCAATAAATCGTTCATTGTTTTACTTTTATAGCTTTAAATAATTGTTGGATAAGTTCATCTCCTTGTTTTTCCATCTCGTAAAGGTCTTTGGCTAATTCCAGACAAGCCTCCATTGTTTTAACTACATCTTGATTTGGGGCTCTTTTAGAGTCCTTGATTGTTTGATCAAGTTTTAAAATAAACATCTCTATTGCTTTCATAAAGTCTCTTTTTTAGAAGTGAACAATTGTAATGTTGTTTCATTATCCAGGTGCATATTGAGTTTATATAAATCCCTCAACTCCTGGACTGATAAGCACAGATCAATCGCCATTTCTAAATCTTCAACTGTTGGATGTGCCTTAATGTAAAATGGTTTTTCAGACACCTCCTCTGGCATCTCATCTCCAGTGTAAAGTCCACTCAAATCTTGTGGAAACGCTTTTCTCAGTGCAATTGATTCGCATACTTTAGCCAACATAATTCTGGGCTTTGATCCCCATAAACCAATTGGGTTGCCGTTTTTATCTGTTTGCACATATTCATCCCAGTAAGCAATACCAACTGCTGCCTCGTATCGAATATCCCCTTTAAATCTAAAAACTGAGATTTTGCAAGACATTAATTGTCCATCTGAGTTGTAAGTAAACACTGGCTCAGATTGTCCAGCATAAGTTCCAGACCTTTCAGCTATAACCCTAAATCCATCAATTGATGTTTGGATGGTCATCTTTTTGCCGTATGATCCGTTGGGTAATTTGGTATTTCTGTGGATGCAGTAAATCTGCCTTGACAACGCATCCAAGCCAGTTCTCTGGGCTTGATAAAGAAATAACTTTAGTTCATCCATTGTTGCCTCTGGGGCAATCTGAGTTTTAATTAACTCAATCTGGTCCTTTGTATAAACCAGTGTTTTTTGTAATTCCATACGTTTTGTTTTACTTGTGATTTCAAATATACATCTTTTATGTGAATAACCTAATTAAATTAATAAATTTATGTTAAAAAGGTCATTTCTTACTGATTCATCATAGGGATGATCTGCTTGTTCCTCAACATTTCTAATAGCGTGTATGATGCTTGTATGATGTCGCTTGAACAATTTGCCAATCTTTAATAGGCTCAATTTTGTTTTTTGCCTTACCAAATACATAGCAATATGTCGTGCTACAACTGCATTTGGACCTCTGTATTTGCCCACAATTTTACCATAAGAAAACTGGTAATAGTGAGCCACCACCTGGATAATGCTTTCAGCTTGGATCAGCAATTCCTCCTCCGTGTATGGCTTCGATCTGATCACGCTGGGAACGGACCAGTAATTCAAGTTCTTTGATACGTTTTTTGAGTTCCTTAACTCTTTCTCTAAGTGTTTCATTTTCTAATTGTATTAAGTAGGTTTCTTTAGATGGGTAATTCAAAATATTAGATTTACTGGTAAGATAAAATCATCGGTCAATTGATATAGTTCCACTATCAAAAAATGGTATGATCTAAGGATTCGCTTTTGGATTGCATTAATCCTGGCAATCTTGATCAAAATATCATTTTCGCTTGTGTAATTGTTTGATCCATCGGCTCTGTGATGGTACAAATCAACCTCATATACTGCTTTCCTATTTTGAGCGTTTTTTAGCATTTCCAGTAGCGTTGCCGCCCTTTTGTGCAAGATTAGTTGTCTTTCTTGATGAGTTAGTTTCATAGCGTTGTTTTAAGATTTCATAAGCCAAACGGCTCGGAGTTGAGTAAAGTTTGTTTGCCTCTTTTACGATGTGATTTTTGGTTTCATCATCAATTCTTATGGTCATTGTTCCTTTCATATCTTATAAATTTTCTACTAATGCAGTTAGCAATAATGCTACCAGTACAATGATAAATCCATACACTGGCTTGATTGAGTCTTTTTGATACTTGTTCATTTTACTTAGAGTTTAATAAAAGTGATTCAATACGGCTTGTTAATGTCTCAAGAGCCTTTAATTCGTTGCCATCGTATTCAAATAATAGGTTTGAATAGATGTTAAGGATCATTTTTTGGGTGGTTGTGAGATTGTCAAAATCCCAGCCAGTTTTGAGGCAATAAGTCATTTTCATAGCCTCTTTCATTTGAGCGATCAATTCTTTCATACGTTTTGTTTTAGTTTAAAGTATGTCGGTTGTTCCATTGGCGATACCGACCTAAACGCATTGTGAGATCAAAATTAATGGAATTATCGTACACAAAGTACACAATTAATCTTAATGCATTTTTTTAACAATAATTTAACAATTTTAACAAATAGCAAAAAAAGCCCCCCAAGTAGAAACTCAGAGGGGAACGTTGGTTTAAACGTATGAAGTCCTTAAATGGATTGTAGTATTAAGTCAGCCTCAGCCTCTCTCCTCCTTACCAGATCATCCAAACCTCTGGTTTCATTCAATCTTTTTGATCTTTCAACGGCATCTGCAATGCCCTCATAGTCCTGGTTGGAAATTAGATGCACCAATTCCCTCATTTCAGCCCTATTTTCGCCTTCTAATTTGATCCCCCTACACATTACCATTGAAACGATTGCCCCTCTTGTATCAGCGTTTAAATCGCCAATATTTGGGTAAATATGTTTTGCCATCAAATAATATCTGGGAATTGTCTTTTTGAGCAGCACATCGTATGCATTAAGATATGGGATTGTAATCTTGTTAATGTCGCCAACCAGCATTTGTTTTGCTGGTATTCCCTTTAATCCTAACACCCTAAATAAAGCTGGGAAATAGTTTGGATTTATGTTCCCACTCCAATCAGATATTAGTTGTTTTTGATACGAATAAGCCAAATTGTAACCGATCCCTATCTTGATCCCTCCAAAGCCTGGAAATGATGGTCTGTGCAATAATCTCTCATAGTAGCTTTTGCCACCAACCTCAAATTGTATTATCAGATCAATGGATTTCTTTGAGATCATTTGTACGGCTCATAAGTTGTTTTCCCAGCTACTTTTTTAGCTTTTAATATTTGTTTTCTTTGTTTGCCAGTTGACTCATAAGAAACGTGCACCCAGTCTGGATTTGCATCTGTACCAAATTCCCAGATTAACTGATCAAACTCTAAATTGTCCTTAATGTAATCAAAGATCATTTTATTGGTTACTCCGTTTGGAGTGCCATCCATATCGATATCAATCGCTTCGCCAGAACAATGTTGTGAGGTACTGCTCCCCTTAACCAGAGCATTCAATTCAGCGGATCTGTAAGCAGAACTGATATGAATTGGGCATCTGAAATTGTTTCTTACTGGCTCAAACACTTTCTCAGCTAACAATTTAAAGTTCTCTATGTGCAATGAAGTTGGCATATTTGAAATGCCATTTCTCTTTGCTGAGTCGCTTCTAATAATTTCTGATAGGTCTAAATGTTCACTAATTTTCATATTTACATCATTTTAACAAAAAAATATGTTAAAGATACAACCCAAACGATTGCACCGATCAATAAAGCTATTTTTTCATTTTTAGGCATCTAAATTCTTATTTCCTTTTACGTTTTCATAAGTTGATTTGAAAAATGCAGCAAACACTATTGCCACAAATGAGTGGTAGATTGTATCACTCACAACCAAATCTTTTTGAAATAACCCAGTGCCTATGTCAGAAATAGCAAACACACACATCATAAGAAATGCACCTACACCTATTGCAATGGCAGCGTTTAACGGACTTTTGTCGCTAAATAAATGCCAAATAAAATTTTTTATCATATTAATG